TATTGCTGAAAAATTAGAAAGAGTTAATTCAATTAATGAAGATGAAAATCTTAAAGAATTAATTGATAAAGCTAAAATGAAGCAAATGCAAAAAGAAATTAAAGAGCTAGAAAAGAAAAAAGCTAAAATGGAAAAAATCTATGAAAAATCTTGTGGTAAAAAATATCAAAAAGAAGAAATCGTAGATGAAATGGAAGTTAACGAAGTTGAAGTAGAAGAAGTATCTTTAGACCATGAATAGATCTTTATTAATAGAAACTAACACCTTTAAAATTAACCCTCTCCAGTTAACAGAAAATATTAATAAGGAGACGGGTAATTTAATGGTTGAAGGTATTTTAGCTACAGCTGAAGTAAAAAACGGTAATGGTAGATATTATTCTAAAGACCTATGGAATAGGGAAATGGAAAAATATGCAGAAGTTATTAAAGAAAGACGTTCAATGGGCGAACTTGACCACCCAGAATCTTCAGTTATTAATTTACAAAACGTATCCCATTTAGTTACTGAATACTATTGGGATGGAGATAATGTAATGGGTAAAATAGAAATTTTACCAACCCCCTCAGGTAACATTTTAAAAGAAATTATTAAAGCAGGAGTAACTGTAGGTGTTTCATCTCGTGGTATGGGTTCTTTAGAAGAAAGAGGTGGTGTAATGGAAGTACAAGATGATTTTGAATTATTATGTTGGGATTTTGTATCAACACCTTCAAACCCAGGCTCATTTATGCATACTTTAAATGAGGGTAAACAAACCTTTGTTTATGATTACACAAATATAAATAATATAGTACGAGAAATTTTATGTTCTAAGGGATCTTGTCCTATTTGTTAACTACAAAAAATGGCATCTTATACTAGCGAACAATTATACGGAAAAGGAGTAGAAATTGAGGCAATTTCTAAAACAGCAACTAAAACCTTTACATTAACAAATCCCGCTTCTGGATCATCTTATTTTACTATAGAAACAGTAAAAAATTATAGTGGATCTTACCATGGACAATCTACTAATGCATTAGGTTCATATTCTTCATTTTCATCAATATCAGCAGATACATTAAAAACATCATCATTCATAGCTTCAGTAGTAGTTCCTGAAGGAGGAGGTAGTTTTACTTTTTCACCTACTGATAATATTGCTGTTAGTTCTTCAATGTTAAGGGCAACAGGTGGAATTACTTTAGTAATTTCTTAGTTTTTTCAAAATACTCATATACGTATAACCGTAATATGCCATCTTTTATATGGCATCGATAAACAAATTATTCCCTATTACGGTTCCTAATAACCGTATTTCACAAATTTAAATTTTGCGATATGTCAAACAACAGAGATTTGCTCACAGAAGCAATTGCTGATGCTAAAGCGGTAAAAGAAACTGCTATAGCAAATGCTAAAGCTGCTTTAGAAGAAGCATTTACTCCACATTTGAAAGATATGTTATCTGCTAAATTAGAAGAAATGGATAAAGAAGACGTTGACGAAGGATACGATAAGTATGAAGAAGACGACGTTAACGAAGAAATGGATTCTAAAAAGAAAGAAAACGTTGATGAAAATGAGGAAGTAACTGAAGCTGAAGAAGTAGAAGAAGCTAAAAAAGAAGAGATGGACGAAGAAGTCACTCTCGATGAATTGCTTGCAGAACTTAATGAAGACGAAGAGGTAACAGAATCTAAAGAAATCGACGAAGCTAAGGAAGAAATTGACGAAGCTAAGGAAGAAATTGACGAAGAAATGAAATCTAAAAAAGATAACATGGACGAAGAAATGAAAAAAGATGATAAAGATGATGTTAAAGAATCAGAAGAAATTGATGAATCTAAAGAAATTGAAGAATCTGAAGAAGTAACTGAAGAAGAAGAAGTCGTAGCCGAAGACGAAGTTGAAGGCGAAGACGAAGAAGCTGAAGGTGAAATGGAAGAGGAAGAAATTGATTTAGAAGATATGTCTGAAGATGACCTTAAAGGCTTTATTGAAGATGTAATTAAAGACATGGTAGAGGCTGGTGAATTAGAAGCTGGAGAAGAAATGGAAGTGGATGGCGATGAGTCAGAAATGGATATGGATATCGAAGTGGAAGATGAAGTAGACGCTATGATGGAAGAAAAAGAAGAATTAGATGAAGTTGACGAAGTAAGTTGGAATGAGAAAAACAACCCTACAAGAGGAGCTAGTAAAAAAGAATTAGATCCTAAGAAGGTTGGACAATCAACTTCTGCTTATGCAGTTAATTTAGAAGAAGTAATGAAGGAAATTAATGAACTTAAGGAAGAACTTAAGGAAGTTAATTTATTAAACGCTAAATTACTTTACACTAATAAAATCTTTAAAGCTAAAAACTTATCGGAAGATAAGAAAGTTAAAGTGCTTAAGGCATTTGACAAAGCTGAAACAGTAAAAGAAGCTAAAGTTATTTTTGAAACCCTTAATGAAGGAATTGTTTCAAAAGCAATTAGCCAAGCAAGACCAAAAGGTCAAGCTTCTAAAACAATTGCTCCAATAACTGAAGCTAAACAGCCAATAGTTGAAAATAGTGCATTTGCACGTATGCAACAATTAGCTGGTATTATTAAAAATAAAAATTAATTTTAACCCTATTAAAACTTAAACAATGAGTTTACAAACTTTATTAGAAAGTGCAAACCCATATCACTCAGTACAGAGCGACGCTGCTCGATTAGCTGAAAAGTGGGAAAAAACAGGTTTGTTAGAAGGTATGAATGGTTCTTCCAAAAGTAACATGGGAATGATCCTTGAAAACCAAGCTAAACAACTTGTAGTAGAAAGTTCACAAACAGGTGGTGGTGTAGCAGGAGCTACCTTCACTGCAGGTGTAGGTGAGCAATGGGCAGGTATCGCTTTACCTTTAGTAAGAAAGGTATTCGGACAAATAGCTGCTCAAGAATTCGTATCAGTACAACCAATGAACTTACCTTCAGGTCTTGTATTTTATCTAGATTTCCAATATGGAAGTAATGTATCTCCTTTTAGTTCAGGAGATTCTATGTACGGTGATACAGATGGTAACAACCCATTTGGTAACGGTGCAACAGGTGGACTATACGGAGAAGGTAGATTTGGATATTCTATTAACAACACAGAATCAGTAGCAGCTGTAACATCAGAATCTGCTGACTGGAAAGCTGTTAATTATGATAATTCATTATCTGCTTCTATGGCTGCTGGTACATTATTAAAAGTTAAATTCCCTGTAAATAAGCTAAATAATGCTGACTACGAAGGAATTAGAGCTTTTTCATTAGCAACTGGATCTAGTAGTGATGCAATTAATATTGCTGCATACACTACTCAAACTTCAACTCACGTAAACTTTATCGTAGACGAAGCAGCTGGAGATAAGATCACTGACGGTAACGCTCTTAAAGCAATTTACCAACAACAACCACTTGATGACCGAAGAGGTGACTTTGAAGATGGTAACACAACATTAAATGGTGGAAATAGTTCAATCCAAATTCCAGAAATTAATGTACAGATGAAATCATCTGCTATTGTAGCTAAAACTAGAAAATTAAAAGCAGTTTGGACGCCTGAGTTCGCTCAAGATCTTAACGCTTACCATGCTCTAGATGCTGAAGCAGAATTGACTTCTATCTTAAGTGAGTACATTTCATTAGAAATCGATCTAGAAATTCTTGACATGTTAATGGATTCTGCAGCTGCAGGAACAGAAGTATGGTCAGCTAAGAATGACACAGCTAGAGAGCATGATGCTAATGGAACATCTACTTCATTAGGATTCTATAATAGCCAAGGACAGTGGTTCCAAACTTTAGGAACTAAAATCCAAAAGCTAAGTAATATAATTCACCAAAGAACATTAAGAGGTGGTGCAAACTTCCTAGTATGTTCTCCATCAGTAGGAACAGTCCTAGAATCAATTCCAGGATTTGCTGCTGACTCAGATGGTGATGCTTCAAAAGCTTCTTATGCATTTGGCGTACAGAAAGTTGGTGCTTTAAATAGCAGACAAAAAGTCTACAAAAACCCATATATGAAAGAAAACGTAATCCTATTAGGATTTAGAGGATCTCAGTTCCTAGAAGCTGGTGCCGTGTTTGCTCCATATATTCCGTTAATTATGACTCCTCTAGTATATGATCCAGATACTTTCACACCAAGAAAAGGATTATTAACTAGATATGCTAAGAAAATGGTAAGACCAGAATTTTATGGTAAAATCATTTGCTCTGATCTTCACCTTATCTAATAGGTAATTATCAATAGCATTTAAAATTAACCCGGCCTTTGGTCGGGTTTTTTTATCCTTTTTATATTTATAACCAACAGCGTTTTATGGGAACTATACTTATCTCACTATATCTTTATATTAAAATTTACCCGTATTTTAACGTATTATTATTGTTTGCTCTAATTATTTGTATAACCCCTAAATTAAGAAATCTATGGCGTCTAAACCGCATACTGACGACGTGTACCGTCCGAAGAGAATTCCAAAAAACCCAATTAAGTTCAAACTCCAACTTAATGCCGAACAAAAAGAAGCTAAAGCAATTATACTTGAAAATACAATCACTTTATTAGGTGGTGGAGCTGGAAGTGGAAAAACACTTTTAGCATGTAATGTTGCTCTTGATGGTTTATTAAGAAGAATGTATGATAAAATTATAATAACTAGACCTACCGTATCAAAAGAAGAAATAGGTTTTTTACCTGGTGATTTAAGAGAAAAAATGGATCCATGGGTTCAACCTATATACCAAAATTTTTACCAATTATATGATAAAGTTAAAATTGAAAAGCTTATTGAAGATGGTAAAATAGAAATAGTACCTGTATCATTTATGAGGGGTAGAACATTTTTAGACTCAATGATTATTGTGGATGAAGCACAAAATGTTACTCATGAACAAATGGAGATGATTACTTCTCGTATAGGTTTAAGAAGTAAAATGATGATATGTGGTGATTCAAACCAAACGGATCTAAAGAAAAAATCAGATTCTGGATTTAAATTTTTATATACTGCTGCTAGGAAAATAAAAAATTTAGAAGCAATTACTTTAAACACTAATCATAGAGATTCAATTGTAGAAGATTTGTTAGCATATTACCAAGATGCAGTAGATAGAGGCATATCAATCACTACATCAGGTTCCTATATTTATAATAATAAGAACTAATTTAATATTTATAAATAAAATATAAGTATGGCAAATATCCCCATATATGATGGTAATCCTAGCTGGTCAGCAGATGCTGTTCCCTTTGGATTTTATAGCAGTGATACTGAATTTCAAACAGATGCTGTTAAAGTAGCAAAATTTTGTGCTCAAAGATTAGGTTATCCGCTAGTAGATGTAGAATTACAGTCAGGTTCATTTTTTACTGCATTTGAAGAAGCAGTAACTACTTATGGAAATGAATTATATGCCTATAAAATAAGAGATAATCAATTATCATTAGAAGGTTTATCTACAGGTAGTAACCTAAATGAATCAATAGTTACACCAAGTTTTGCTTCAATAGTAAGATTAAGTGAACAGTATGGAGCAGAAGCTGGTACAGGAGGAAATATACCTTATTATAGTGGCTCAATTCCTCTTACTGAATCAATACAAGATTATGATTTAAAAACCTGGGCAACAGATAATAGTATAACAGGTAGTATTGAAATAAAAAGAGTATTTTATGAATCATCCCCAGCAATTACAAGGTATTACGATCCTTATGTGGGTACTGGGTTTGGTACAATGAATATGTTTGATAGTTTTGGATTTGGAGGTATGAGTCCGGCTATTAATTTCTTAATGATGCCACTTAATTATGATATGCAAATTATTCAACAAATAGAAATGAGTGATAGCATTCGTAGATCTAATTATAGTTTTGAAATTAAAAACAATAAAGTTAGAATATTCCCTCTACCAGGTAGCGGTAGTGCTCATTTACATTTTGAATACATTAAATTAGATGATAGAATTAACTCTAGTAATGAAAGTGCGGTAGCAAAAGTATCTAATGTATCTAATACTCCTTATACTAATCCAAGTTATAAATCTATTAACTCAGTAGGCAGACAATGGATTTTTGAATATACTTTAGCATTAGCTAAAGAAATGTTAGGATATGTTAGAGGAAAATATAGTAATATTCCAATCCCCGATGCATCAGTAACCTTAAATCAATCTGATTTAATAGCAGCCGCTACAGCTGAAAAAACAACTTTAATAGAAAGATTAAGAGGATATTTTGATGAAACTTCTCGTAAATCATTATTAGAAAGAAGAGCACAAGAAACAGAATTTAAACAAACGGAATTAAAACAAGTTCCGTATACAATTTATATCGGATAATATGGCAATGTTTGGGCGCTTACGTGATGTAAGCTTAGTAAGGACAATAAACCGTGAACTAATGGGTAATATTATAACCCAACAGGCGGCTATATATAAATACAAACTGGAAGAAACAACAGTTAATTTATATGGAGAAGCTTCTGGTGAAAAATATTATGATGGTCCTTTTCTATTTAATTGTTTGATATTAAGACAACCCCAAAGTTATCCCGAAGATGAATTAGGTATTGGGTATATAAGAAATATTAGATTTTCATTTTTAAGAGCGGATTTAAAGGATGCTAATGTAGTACCTGAAGTTGGTGATATAGTATTATATCAAAATGATTATTATGGAGTAAGCGGAACCATTTCAAACCAATATTTCTTAGGTAAAAACCCAGATTACCCAAATAATAATTCAGATGGAACACCTAACCCATTAAACCCAGGATTAGAAAATTTTGGAGCTAATTTATCTATTATTTTAGAAACATATTATATACCTGCTGATAAAGTAGCTATATCACCTTATAAAGAAAGATTTTAATGGCCAACTTTAAACCATATCCTAAAAAACAAAGAGACATAAGTATTTCTCAACAAACTGCTTTTGATAAAGAGAGGGGTAATCCTAATACTTCTAAAAACCCTAATAAATCTCAAACGGGGATAGAATTTAATAGATCTACTAAATTAAGTTCTAAAAATGATCCATCAAAACAATTTTCAATTGGCATTCAAGATTTAGATGAAGCAGTATTTTATTATTTTAATAATGTAATTAAACCTTTTGTATATCAAAATGGTGAAAGAAGAACGGTACCAGTAATATATGGTAGCCCTGAAAGATGGAAATCTTTTAGAAGAGATGGATATTATAGAGATAAAGATGGAGCTGTTATGTTACCTATTATAGTTTTAAAAAGAGATACTATAACTAAAGATAGAACTACATATAATAAATTAGATTCTAACCAACCCAATTTATATGGAACTTTTGGAAAAGGATATAACCCTAAAAATTCATATTCTAATTTTAATGCTTTAAATAATAGAATCCCTGTAAAACAGTTCCAAACTATTGCAGTTCCTGACTTTGTAACATTATCGTATAGCTGTATAATACAAACTTATTATATGGAACAATTAAATAAAGTAATAGAAGCAGTAGAATATGCATCAGATTCATATTGGGGTGATCCCGAAAGATTTAAATTTAAAGCTAGAATAGATAGTTTTTCAACTGCGACAGAATTAACCACAGGAAGAGATAGATTAGTAAAAGGAACTTTTAATATAGATTTAAGAGGCTACATAATACCTGATGTTATACAAAAAGATTTAAATTCAATGAAAAAATATAATACTAAATCAAAAGTTAATATAACATCAGAAACTGTATCTAATATAGATAATGTAAATAGCCCATCAAATTTACAAAATCCAAACTCTGATGGTAGAAATAGATAATTTTAAGAAAAAACTTTATATTTATAAACAAATGTTTTATTATGGAAAAAATTAAGTTACAAAAAGAAGAAATTCAAAAATTAAAAGAAATTCAAACTAAAGCAAACGAAATTATATTTGCCTTAGGAAACCTTGAAGCTCAAAAATTAGCAATAATACCTCAATTAGAGGAAGCTCGTGAAGAAAGAGATAAATTTGGTAAAGAACTTCAAGATAAATATGGAAATGGAAATATTGACTTAGAAACTGGTACTTTTACAAAATCAGAATAGTTTTTTGAACTAGTTTCTAATATTTATAATAAAAAATAATATTAATTAAACATAAAAATGGCAGAAACTTTAATATCTCCCGGTGTATTAGCAAGAGAAAATGATTCATCTCAAATAACCCAAGGGCCAAGAGAATATGGTGCGGCGATTATTGGCCCATCTGTTAAAGGTCCAGTAGAAAAACCAACAGAAGTTAGCTCATATAGTGAGTATTTAGCAATTTTTGGTGGGGCTGTAACAAGTGGATCACAGCAATACTCATACTTAAATCAAGTAGCGGCAAATAATTATTTTAGACAAGGTGGTAATTCATTACTAGTAACTAGAGTAGTATCTTCTTCAGGTAATTGGGCAGGTGCTCAATCCAAAGATGTACATACTTTACATGGACATCAAGGGCTTAAAGAAACAACAACAGGTCAAACTGATTGGACACTAATAGGTAGTTTTAATATCACTGGTAGTGGATTAGGTAGTGTATCAGGTTTAACTCCATCAACTGCTGGAGCTGGATCAGGAGCAGAATTTACTATTGATTTGGCTAAAACAGCATCTTTAGAAGGAGTTTCAATTATAGTAACAAATTCAGGTAGTGATTATGAAGCAGGTGATACTATAACGTTTTCATCAGCATCATTAGGTGCTTCTACAGACCCAGATAAGGGACCAGGAACAGATTTAACACTTAGAATTCAAGATTCTAACTTACAAGCACAAACACCATTTACATTAACTACAATTTCAAAAGGTGATCTTATGAATAGCACAGGCTCAGAAATTGGAGGAGGTGCTTTAGATAGTGGATCAGCTGATAACTTAAGATGGGAAATTACAGCAACAAACACATCATCAGGTGTATTTAGTTTAGCTATTCGTAGAGGTGATGATAAACAAAATCAAAAGGCTATTTTAGAAACTTTTAATAATATATCATTAGATCCATTAGCTCCTAATTATATAGAAGCAGCAATAGGTAATAGTTATTGTGGAGCCCCAACAACAGAGGGTGGTGACACTTACTTACCAGAATATGGAAATTATGTAAACAAAAGTAGATATGTCTATGTTTCTCATGTACAGAAAAAAACACCAAATTACTTTGATAATAATGGTACTCCTAAAAATGAATTTACAGGAAGTTTACCTCATTTAGGTTCTGGTTCATTTGGTGATGGTGCTGGAAGTTTATTCCCAGGAGCAAGTGCAGCTCAATTCAATGAAAATATTACAGCTGGTGATATTCAGGGTATATCGGCTAATGATTACACAGCATCAATAGCATTAATGAATAATAAAGATAATTATCAATTTAATTTATTATCAGCACCAGGATTAATTCACCAAGTTCATCCTTCACAAGTAAATTCACTAATAGCAGTAGCTGAAAATCGTCAAGATTGTTTAGCGGTAATAGATTTACGAAGATATGGATCAACAGTTGGACAAGCTACAGCGGCAGCAAGTGGATTTGATACTTCATACGCAGCTACATACTGGCCTTGGTTACAATCATTAGATGCAGACACAGGTAGACAAGTATGGGCTCCAGCTTCAACATTTATTCCTGGAGTATATGCCTTTACAGACGCTTCTTCAGACCCATGGTTTGCACCAGCAGGTTTAACAAGAGGTGGATTAGGTCAAGTATTAAAAGCAGAAAGAAAATTAACTTCTGGAAATAGAGATAGTTTATATGAGGCAAATGTTAACCCAATTGCAACCTTCCCACAAAATGGAGTTGTAGTATTTGGACAAAAAACATTACAGAAAAAATCATCTGCTTTAGATAGAGTAAATGTAAGAAGATTGTTAATAGCTCTTAAGAGTTTTATTTCACAAGTAGCAGATAACTTAGTATTTGAACAAAATACTATAGCTACAAGAAATAATTTTTTAACGTCAGTTAATCCTTATTTAGAAGGAGTACAACAAAGACAAGGATTATTTGCTTTTAAAGTAGTAATGGATGATAGTAATAATACACCAGATGTTATTGATAGAAATGAGTTGATAGGTCAAATTTATCTACAACCAACTAAAACAGCTGAATTTATTATATTAGATTTCAATGTACTACCAACTGGAGCAACATTTCCAGCATAAAAATTAAAAAATAGAATATTTATAATAAAATAAAAACATACAATGGCAGTATTAGATCCTAACGAAATATTTTTCACAGCGTTTGAACCCAAGCAGCAAAATAGGTTTATCATGTATATGGACGGATTTCCGTCGTATATGGTAAAAGGTGTTGGAGCTGTATCATTAACTCAAGGTAGTGTAGCACTTAACCATATAAACGTACAACGTTACGTAAAAGGTAAAACTGTATGGAACACAGTTTCATTTACACTATTTGATCCAATTACCCCATCAGGTGCCCAAGCTATAATGGAATGGGTAAGATTACACCATGAATCAGTAACAGGTAGAGATGGATATTCCGATTTCTATAAAAAAGACTTAACATTTAATGTTTTAGGCCCTGTAGGTGATGTAGTTTCTGAATGGGTTATTAAAGGAGCTATGATTACAGAAGCTTCATTTGGAGATTATAATTGGGATAATGCAGATGCTGCTCAAGAAATTACAATGACTGTACAACCAGATTATTGTGTATTAAATTTCTAAACACCCTACCTTTTATTTTAAAAAATTGCTTGGCTTTGCCAAGCTTTTTTTTTATATTGGTGTCAATACTAAAAGGAATAGTTCTTTGACATTTAAAAATAATAAGATATGGAAAATTTAGAATTTATGTTAGGTGTCCTATCCACAGTAGGTATATTCTTAGTAGGGTATGCTTCGATAGGAGTGTTTAAGGTAAAAACCAAAGTTAGAGATGTTAACCAATCTGTAGATAATGCTTATTTAGCTATAGATGAAATCGGTAAAGATTTTAATAGTAATATTAATGATTTACGATTAGAATACCAAAATCAAGTTGATGAAATTTATAGACAAATGGATTCAAGATTTGATAAGTTTGAAAATAAAATAAATAAATAATTACTAACCCGTTTTAAGAACTTTCCTTTTTAGTATTTATTAATGATAAAAAAGTTTTAATTAAATAAAGATTATGGCCGAATTTAAATTCCCAACCGAAGAAGTAGAATTACCATCTAAAGGATTATTATACTCTACAGATCATGTTCTTTCAAGCGGTAAAGTTGAAGTAAAATATATGACTGCAAAAGAAGAAGATATTCTATCTAATCAATCATATATTACAAAAGGTGTTGTACTAGATAAATTATTAGAGTCTGTTATTATAGATAAAAAAATCAAAATTAATGATTTAGTAGTTGGTGATAAAAATGCAATTTTAATAGCTACCCGTATTTTAGGATATGGAAAAGAATATCAAATAACATATAATGGTAAAAAAGAAAATATTGATTTAACTCAATTAGAAAATAATCCATTTGAACATGCTACCCCTGGTGTAAATGAATTTAGTTATACTCTTCCAACTACTAACACTGAAATTACTTATAAAATTTTAAATGGTAGTGATGAAAGAAAAATTGAAAGAGAATTAGAGGGTCTTAAAAAAATAAACCCGAATAATTCACCAACACTTACAACAAGATTAAAATATATTATTACTTCTGTAGGGGGTGATAATGAATCAAAAACAATCAGAGAATTTGTAGATAATCAACTATTAGCTAGAGATTCTAGGGCATTTAGAGACCATATAAAAAAGACACAACCAGACGTAAATTTAACTGTATCTACGGACAGTGGAGAGGAGGTAAGTGTGCCTATAGGGCTCGACTTTTTTTGGCCTGACTTTGGAGAATAGTTCTCAAATTAGAGTAAATTTATTTAAAGAATTACATGAAATAGTATTTCATGGAAAAGGGGGGTATGATTATTACACTTTATATAATATGCCCATTTGGTTAAGAAGATTTACTTTTAAAGAAATAGAAAGATATTTTAAAAAGGAAGCAAAAGCACATGAAGATGCGAAAACTGGAAAAAATCAAAAAACAATGATTAGCACAGATGGAAAGGTAAATGTACCTGAATTTGCTAAAGCATCAAAACCATATAAAGGGAAGAGCAGCTATAAATAGTTGCTCTTTTTAATATTTATAACATATAAATAGATAATTCTATATGGCTCTTAATCCTGATCAATTAAAACAAGCACAATCCCTTTTAGATAAGATAAATTCTTCTTATACTCAATTGGGCAAAACAGATCCCTTTAGAAATTTTGATATAAGTAAAGCTAAAGATTTTGACGAAACTGTTGGTCAATTAAATGCTGGTCTTAATGATGTGACCAAGCAATTAGAGGAAATGAATTCAGAATTGGATAACATTGTCTCTGCTTTTAAACTTACAGTTCAGGAAATATCTAAGTCTAATAATGCTTTAAATACCAATAAAAAAACTTTTAGTGATATTAGTAAAATTGCTACGACATTAAGAAATGATCAAGCAGGCATAGCGGAACTTAGTACTAAAGACTTAAATAGTTTAGTTACAAAATTAGGTAAAAAGAAACAAGAGTTAAAAGATAATCAAAGTATTCTTGAACAACGTAAACAAGAATTAATTGAACAAAATAAATCTTTAGGAAATTCAAACAAAGAACTAGCTCAGAAAAAAAAGAACAGAGATGAACTAGTATTAATTAATAATTCCTTAAGGGCGGGTAATGCCGAAATGGAGGAGGGAAAAGGTCTATCTGCAGATTTAGTTAGAATAGCTAAACAAAGGTTAGCTGAAGAGGAAAAAATTGATGATGCTCTAGGATTAGGAGGGGCCGCTATTAAAGGAGTTGGCAAAGCTTTAGATAAAATGGGGCTTGGCGGTTTAGCTGGTAGACTAGGTTTAGATGAAGCTCAAAAAGAAATGAGAAAAGTAGCCAAGGAGGTTACTAAAGGTGGAAAGGAAGCCACAGGTTTTGTGGGTCAAATGAAGGTTTTATCAGCGGGTACAGCTACATTAGGTGCTAATTTAGCTAAAAATTTAGTAGACCCAATGGCGGTTGTTGGTACTCTAACAAGTAAATTTGTTAGTGCTATTAAAAATGCAGATAAGGGAATTGAAGATATAGCTCGGGGCATGAATATGAGTGTTTCGGAAGCACAAGGTTTTGTAAAAGAATTAAATAATGCTGCTATTCAATCTGAAGATTATAAAGTAAATACTAAGTCTTTAATTAAAGCTAACCTAGATATAAATAAAGCATTAGGAACATCAGTTAAATTAAATAATGAAAATTTAAAAACTTTTGTAAAATTACAAAATGCTGCTGGTTTTACTAGTGAGGAGTTAATGGGTATAAATTCATTAGCTTTGGCTACAGGAGGAAATCTTGAAGAAATGACTGGAGAATTTATGGCTCAAGTTAAACTTACAGCTACCCAAAATAAAGCAGTTCTTAATGAAAAAGAACTATTAAAAGATATAGATAAAGTATCAGCAGCAATTACAATGTCATTTGGCAAAAACCCAGCATTAATAGCGGATGCTGTTGCTACCGCTAAATCTTTAGGGATGGAATTAGGTGATGTAGCTGGTATAGCTGAATCTTTATTAAATTTTGAATCATCAATAGAAAAAGAATTAGAAGCTGAATTATTATTAGGTAGAAATATTAATTTAGAAAAAGCAAGACAATTTGCATTAAATAATGATTTAGCAGGGGTTGCAACTGAAATAAATAAACAATTAGAAAACCAACAGGATTTTAATGAGTTAAACTTCCTACAACAACAGGCATTAGCTGAATCAGTAGGAATGACTAGAGAACAATTAGCAAAAACATTATTTGTACAAGAACAAATAGGTAATCTTTCAGGTGAAGAATATGCTATAAGAGAAAAACAAATTAATGAATTAGAAGCTAAAGGATTATCTCAAGAAGAAATAAAAAAAGAATTAGCTGAAAAATCAATAGACGATTTAAAACATCAAGCGGGATTAGCTACACAATTTCATGAAGCATCAGAAAAAATTAATGATGCATTTATGAAAGTAGCTATCACATTAGAACCTGTATTTGCTTTTATTACTGGTATAGTTAAAGGATTAGCTGAATCAAAAATATTAGCGGGGGCGTTAATTGGAGTTTTAGTTGGGATGAAAGCTGTAAGTGCTTTTATTGCCATACAAACTGTAATACAAGCCATTGCAAAAATGTTTGGTGAAAATGCTAAATTTGGTCCCTTAGGTGTAGGTTTTGCTTTAGCTGGAGTAGCCGCTTTAGGAGGGGCAATAGCTTCAATGTCATCAAAAGCAGGTGATGTTATGTCACCCGCTAAAGGTAAG